TCTTATGTATAGGACTGATATTGGTGACCGACTCGAGGAAGAGCTGCCCACACTTAACGATCTGGGTTTTGCCACGGGAATGAGGTTTTGATGGGAAGTGGAATGGCTCTATTTCGCCTTTACAGTTATCATGCAAGTCTAGTCGGCTTTTGTGGCTGTAGATATTGCGATCCATGGAATCCCTGGAATAGGCCTAAGAGGAGAAAGAACTAATGGGATATCCTCAAAAAGGCCAGGCAGACTACCTCGAAGTCGGTACGTGGAACGCCGAGTGCTCAATGTGCGGTGCGAAGCGCAAGGCGAACACGATGGTTAAGAACTGGATGGGCCAGTATCGTTGTCCTGAGCACAACGAGCCTCGGCATCCTCAAGACTTCGTCCGTGCAATTCCTGAACGAATAACTCCTCCCTGGGTTCAACATCCCGACTCGAATCAGCCAGATTCCTTTGTTTCCTTCTGCGACATCAATGGTCAATCAGCCTTTCCAAACATCTCCATTCCCGACTGCATGATTCCCGATAACACGAGACTCATATGACACAGTACACGCCGCCGTTGCCGCCGCAGAACTTCGTTGCGAAGTCTGGACCTGTTGTAAGCGCTCTGTGGTTAAACGCGCTGGATAATATTCTCCAGGGTAATGTTCCTGCAAATGGTGTTTACTCGCCGACTTTCCTCTACGGTCAGGTTCAACTGACAGGACCGAACGGAAATCTGATTTCCTTCGGCGATTTTGGGTTTGGACTAAGCACGCCTGGCCCAGGCGGAGTTGGCCGGACACTGTTGATTGGAGGAGCTACTCAGCAGTTCGTTCAAGTAGTTACAGACGAACAGGTGCCTGGACAGAAAGGCATCTCGATGTACATCGCTGCGGGAGAGTCAGCGACTGGAACCGCAGATGGTGGTGGAGATCTTTGGCTGTTCGGCGGCGCAAGTGACTTTGGAAAGGGCGGCGACGCAAAGTTTCAAGCAGGTACTTCAGCTCATGGTATTCCTGGAGATGTTTATATCCTTGGTGGTAATTCCAGTAACAATCTCGCACCTGCTGGAAATGTTTATCTCCTGGCTGGAACGGCAGGCTCAGCGGGAGGAAGTGTAAAGGTTTATGCAACGCTTTTGAATGGAGTCGGCGGTGATATTTCATTTTGGCTAGGACAAGTCGCCGACCCGCATAGTGTTCCACTGTTTACAATGAGCCATACTGGAGCGTTTTTTCCAGGGAATCAAGGAGCTGGAAATCCAGGGGATGTTTTTCAATCCGGCGGAAATCTTACTCAACCGACTTGGGCTCCGTTTCAAACGCAAACAGCTCAGTTAGTACTTAGCGGAGGAACTGTTACGACCCCGGCGGCGGACTTTCGCTATACAATCTTCGGAAATGCAATGGTAGCACTATGGTCTGACACCGGCGTAGTAGCACAAGCTTCAGACCCGAGCGACTTGATCCTCAGTACGCTTCCTGCACTCATCCGACCAGATAGCAATAGAACCTGTGCGTGCTACGCGCTGATAAACAACGGCGGTGTCGGATTCTATGGGATGGCTACAGTTTTACCGACGGGAGGAATTCAGATTTCCCTAGCAACCTCGGTCGGTTTGATTCAATCAGGTGCTTTTACTCCCGGCGGAAACAAAGGTCTTCTGCCTGGTTTCTGCATTGTTTATCCACTCTAAGGTATTTGCTTTTATGCAATTCTACACTGTTCGTATTAACCAACGCGGAATGGATCTGATTATGAAAGCGTTAGCAAAACGCCCGCTCGAGGAAGTTTTAACTTTGTTCCAAGAGCTTGGTAATCAGATCGCATTGCAAGATCGAGGAGGGCAAAATGCCGGATTGGCTTCTGCCAGTGGTGACCTTCCTGACCGGCGGGATCGGAGGGTATCTGGGTGCGAGTCAGAAGATCGTAATACTGCAGATGACAGTACGCGAACTGGTGAAGTGGAGAAAAAATGCGGAGAGAACGTTGAAGCTCTACAACGAGGATCTTCTGATACACGACATCGAACTTCAGGCGTCGTTGAAGCAGCTGGGAATAGCCCGCGCGCGTAGACAAATGGCTAGAGAAAGAGAAGGAGAAGAAGATGAGTAGGCTTTTAGAACTTCAACAAGAATTCAGTCTAGCAGTTGCTGACTTGATTCTTCAAGCACAACAGTGGGATTTTAAGATTACGCTGGGAGACGCTTTTCGTAGTGCTGAAGAATGTGAACGACAAGCGAATATAGGAGCAGGAATTATAAACTCTCTACATGGGGAGCGTTTAGCGATCGACCTGAATTTCTTCCACCGAGGACAGTATGTCAATAACACGACAGACTTAAAGATCTTTGGTGATTACTGGAAGAAAAAAGGCTTTTTATATCGTTGGGGCGGAGACTTTACTTCTCGTCCCGACGGTAATCACTTTTCTATCACACCAGATGGAGTAAGAGAATGACAGACCCTGTGCCGAGTGGAACTCCATCAAACAGCACACTGGCTTCGGTCGGTATAGGCATTCCTGCCGCGACTGTGCTGTCTTGGACGTTCAGCCTTTGGGGCATTACAATGCCAGGTCCTGTAGAAGCTGCGATCGGCGCACTGATTTCAGCTGGTGCAGGCTATTTGTTTACTGGAGGAAGAAAGGTGGATACACAATGAAAGGCGTTTTGATCTTAACGGTGAGTCTTTTTCTTCTTGGTTGTTCAAGCCTGGGCTTCGCGCCGGCTAAGAGCTTTGACGCCCGACTGGCTAATGGTTATGGCGTTTACACAGCTGTCAATCAAGCAACGACTACGGCTCTTGAAAATGGCTCCATCTCCTTCGCAGACGCCCTGGCGGTGCAGGGCATGCAGAAGGATAGTCGGGCTCTATTGGACACCGCCCGATCACTCGAATCTACAAATCCAACTGGAGCAAACTCAAACCTTACGCTCGCACTTACAGCGTTGACGGGGATTCAAAGTTATTTGAATCAACACGGAGGAAAAGTAAATGGTACCAATTAGCCTGGCGGTTGACCTAATGGTTGCGTTACTTCAGAACGCAACACAGATTTCTCAGTTAATCCAACAAGCTAATGCTAATGGCAAAGATACTCTGGATGTGAATGCTTGGAATCTGATCGTAGGAAACGCGAATACTTCAGAGACTACGCTGGACGCAGCGATTAAGAAAGCGAAGAATGTCTGAAGGAAAGAGGGGCTCAGCCCCTCTAACCTTTAGCTGGATAAAAGACCGCTGCTGAGTGGAGCCGGCGGTCGGTTCTCAAGAATCGCTTCGTACTGTTCTAGTACGTAGTTAAAACTCTCTTTTACTTCGTAGGACAATGGTCCTTGAGGTCCGATGATTGTAGTTGTGATGAAGGTAGTCATCTTGTTCTCTGTATTTCGATTGAGCGTAATGATTAACTCGGCGCGAAGTGCCAGGTCGACGTTACCCTTTACCAGAGTCAGGTGAATCATCTTCTTTAGTTGATTTTCGTTCATCAGTCGTCTCCGTTGTTGATGGGGATATGGGATTCAATGTCAATGGGAGAATTGGTTCCAGGTAAATCTGCCCGGCACCCTGAATTTCCTTGATATAACCAGCTCGAACAGCGCCGTTCACGATAGCTTGGAAATCCTGGAACCTAGGGAAATGAGAATGAACGTGCTGGTAGGCTATATGGTATTGAGTACGACCTCGACGGTGAACGAAGTTTATGAGCTTTTCCGTCTGAATTGATTCCTCAGTCCGACCAATCTTCGCAAAAACCTTTGGCATGTCGTATTCGAGGTCGGTAAGCATTCCCAGGGCATCGACTATATCGTTCTTAGTTATTAAGAGCGAATCGTTTCGACTGGCGGAAACAACCATAGCGAGTTTATGTAAATGTGTCTGCTTACGAGAAAGATATCCCTGGAACCGATCGTCAGTGAGATTTTCAGGTGGCTTTTTATAGTGTACCTCATACCAGAGTTTACCCCAGTCGAGGGCTTCAGGAGTAAGAGAGTAAGGTCCAGCCAGTTTGGATATGTGTTCGAGATCTTGAATAAGCCTGTGTCTGACGTCGCCAAGGGTACTGGGTACGGAGAGATGCGGATATGCAACATATTTTTCTTTTTGATCAGTGTAGACAAAGAGACAACGAGAGGTAAACCCACCGCCGATCACGTACTCGGGGAAGTTACCGGCGACCCAGGAGGGAGTCGTGCAGGCGATCATATTGATCCAGGGATTTTCGATCTGGTCGACGCCGGAACTCTTGGTTACCTTCTTGAAAACACCCTGGCGGGAGTCCCAGAGAGTGACCAAGAGATCAATCATCTCTCGGTCCTGTGGATTGACAAGATTTCCAAATTCGGAGGATTCAAGCGTGAGTGCACACTGAACATGAGCTTCGGCTCCGACGTTGAAAACCTCAGTACAGGCGGCAAACGCAGTAACAAGTGCGGGCCAAGTAACAACGTCTGGGCCAAATACGACGCCAGGCACCTTTCGCAAAAGGTCCATTCCGATGGCGACGGTTGTTGACTTAGATACAATACCTGGCGGGGCGACAAAGACAATGTAATGATTAGCATGCCACTTAAAATACGCCATGTCAATCCAGACTCTTCTTCGGAGAGCACCGGCAACTGCCGATACGCCTGTCCAAAAGTGCATTCGCTTGGGTGCTTCTGAGAATCCGGCGTATTCGGTGTAGGCGGAGAGGAAGTCGGGGAAGTTTCTGGGCATTTGTTCATCACCAGGTGACCGGTGGCAGAATTACTGTAAAAGCACCTTCGCCACAGGGGTTTATATCTGGTTCTGGTTCTTTAAATGCTCTAGCAAAATCTAAGCGTCGATTACAGTCGCAAGCTTGATTTCCTTCATTCCATCTAAATTCTGAACCTTCATCCCAACTATCGTTATCTGTTATTTCTACGCTTTTTCCATCCGCGATACGAGTAATTATAACTTTAAAACTCATTCACAATCTCCCCAGGAAACCGTCGAGGTTTTAACACTAAAAGGAATCACCAGCGGATCTTCATAAGGCACAATAACGTTCCTCGCAACTTCTTCAATCAACCCAACCGCCAAGTGTGACATAGAATTCACAAACTGTCCAGCAAGAGAGTCGTGAACTTGAAGAAGAACTTCAATATGAGGATTCCACTGGCGGTCTAGATTTTGCCAGATTCGATTGATGACAATTGATACGGTAGACTGAGGGACCCAGGCAACTGCTTCTGGTAGGATTTGATCAACTCTATCAAAGATATACCAGCGATAACCAAATCTGTTTTCGACGAACCGATATCGCTTAATTTGATCTTCAGTTCTAATGTGCCATTTCTTAATTCCAGGGTGCGTACCGAACCATATCTTTTGAGCTCGGTCGACTTCGTGAACAGTTCGCCCAGTATGACTGGCGACAGTCCGTGCACTTCCAACGTAATTTGTAGCATGGCAGAAGACCTTTGAGAATTCACGAAGATGTTTTAGGGGACCTCGGTGATCCCAGTACTTAGGATGAGTTTCGACCAATTCTAATAGATCTGGCGGGTCACGGCCTTGAAGGGCGTAGCAGTTGACCAGGTGTATGTCGCTACCGAGACGTAAAGCGGTTTTGAGAATTTCATCGTCAGTCTCCCAAGCCACGACCTGTAGATCAGCACGATCGAGGTCACCGTCAAAGAACGTATATCCAGGGTCGGGTACGAAGATTTCGCGGAGATTAGGATATTCGTACGGATTTCCCAGACCTGATATTCCCCCCCGGTTTTTAGCTTTTCCCAGGGATTTGGACTTTTCTGAGGGGATGTTTTGAAGATTGGTACCTGAGCCAAACGCATTTTTTGAAGAAGAGAGTCGGTAAGTTTTGGGAGCAGATTTCCCGGATTCAGATCCGCCGATGTTATAAGAGCAGCGCATTCGACCATCATCGTCTCTGGGTGTGTCGAGTATGTTTTGAAATATATGGAGGGTGCGGATATCCGAAATCGCATTGATAAGTGGTTGAACCAACGGCTCAATCTTGGCAAGTTTCTGAAGAGCATCATCATTTAATGTGACCTTTGCGGGCTCGCCCTTTGTTGCCCGCGTCCATTGAGTCGGGAGCTTGAGGTCGTCGTAGAACAACGCACGCATCTGTTTGGTCGATGCTTGGTTGAACTTATGACCAAGCACCATTTCAAGAAATTGTTCCCGACGAAGGATCTCGCTCTGGACCTCAACGAGAACTTTTGACCTTTTTTCCTCGTCGATTCTGACACCACGCAGCATAGTGCGGAGAACAGGCCAAAGGAGAGCTTGTTGAGACTCATAGACTTTAAGTAATCCGAGCTGTTCAGCAATCTTGTATTGTGCCTGACCGACTTCGTCCGTGTATACCGTGTCTTCACAGTTGTAGTACCAGAGAGTCTCAGGACCCTCTTTAGGGTTGAAGAACTTACCCTCATCCTTCCAGTAGACATAATACTCGCAGGTCATTGAGGCTTGAAAGGCGAGAGCTTTGGGAAGGTCGGAATAGATCGAATGCCAGCCGATCATACAGTCCTGACCGACGTTCGGGATGAAGAACCAATGACGCCAGGTGTATTGACAGTCGTAGGAGATGTTCTGGCCGACTACTTCAACCTTGCGATGCGTAAGTAATAAACAGAGAAGATTTATTACGTGAAATTCCTGTTCTACAGTCCAGTAGTGCCCTGTTCCGTACATGAAGGGGATACAGAGTGAGTCGGTGAGGGTCCAAGATATACCTGCACAAGCAATGTGTCCAGAAGAAGTTTCGAGGTCGAAGGATATTCGAAGTGCAGGGCTAGAGTGAGCTCGCTGGTCCGCTTGCTGTATAAGATCTGAAAGAGTTCTGGTAACCAAGTCAAATGTCGGGCGAATCCTAAAGTTCCAGGCGGGCTTACTATAAGACGCTCCGCCAAGTACTCCAGCTGCTCGACGAAGATCTGTGATAACTGCGCCGCGCTGAGACCACTGGCGGAGAACTGAGGCGGGGTGGATGGTCGGGATGACTCTGACTGTTTTTCCAGCTTGAAGATCGCTTTGAAGCATAGACCCACGCCACTTGGTGATGCCCCACCGACCGGTGAGCGCCCAAAGAGGGACATTTCCCAGCGCGATAATGAGATCAGGCTTGACGAGATCAATTTCCTGTTTGAGCAGAGATACCCCGCGGAGAATTTCTTCTGTAACATACTTGTCACGTAATTGAGAATGTCTGGGCGTAACATTTTTTTTGGCCTTTGCAATGTAGAGAGAGATGTCGTTGTTTTGAGGTCTGGTTCTAGCTACGTTAGTAACAAAGGAAGCCGAGCGCGAGAGCCCAGCTTCTGCCAGCATCTTGTTTAGTTCGAATCCCAACGCACCGACAAAGGGTTTGCCCTTAGCGACTTCGTCGGCGCCGGGAGCTTCACCGACGATCATCAGGCGCGAGGGGATAGGACCGTCGGGAGGGACTTCGATCATATGTAAAAAGTCCCTTTAGGGAGATAACCATCATGCTCTCGTTCGTTTAGTTGAATACCCTCGACTTCTTCAGGATAGTCAGTACCTCCACTGTAAACTCGTTGATCACCATGCTCTTTGATCATCTTTTCAATTTCTTTGATTAACTCACTTGCTTTCACTGTCTTCCCTTTGCCAAGTGGCGCTTAAACGCAACGATCACATAGGGATCCATTTCTGGCTGTCGCAAACACCAGGTCATATACGAGTACGGAACTTCCTCTATCGGCGTGTCTTTGTGCTTTCCGAAGGGCATTTTCTTGGGAATCCGAGCTTCTTCAGATCTGGAATGAGCTTCATAGACAAATTGGATATCGAGGTCCTTACAGATCCGTCGGAATACTTCATAGTTCATCCGAATATCGTTGAGTGCTGAATGGGCGCCTTTGATCTGTTCTCTCGCTTTAGAACCGAACAGCGCATACATAAGACTTCCGAGAGTATGTGAGTCAAGTTGTGGGTATGCCTCCCTTGCAAGAGCAAGAGTGCAAATGCGCTTGATAGGCGGTCGGCCCAAAGCACCCCAGTCGAAGTCGATGTTGTGACCGATAAGATACTGAGATTCAATAGGTAAACGGAACGAACCAGTAGCTGGGCAGTCCAAAAGATCTTCCATGACAATGTGATGGGTAGCCATAGCGCCGAATTCAATTGGCTTTGAGGGCTTGTAACGCTGGTGAAAGGACTGGGAGGGTTCGGAAGTGAGATTATTGTAAACTGGAATATAAGCGATCTCGATTGGTTGGATAGGGTCTTTGAGTCCGGTGGTTTCGGTGTCAAGGAGTAGGGCGATCATTCTGTTTGGTTCTCCAGTAAATCCAAGCACGAACTTTGTAAAGGCAATTACGGTGGTATTGCAAACTTCCAGGGTCTTTTAAGGTAGCACCCAGCTCTGTAGCTGTTTTTAGAGCAATTAAATCTCTTTCATACCAACCACGAATACAGGGTTGTCCACAAACAGCACAGGTGTTAGTCCATAACCCTGGTATCTCTGTAACCCTCTTCATACCACCACTCTACAGGGGTGGACCAAAGACAGCCTGTGCATCCGGTTTGTCGGTAGTATTCTCGAGACGCGCGAGAACCTCGTCGATGGGGCTGCCAGTGCCAACCGGAGCATTCACAGTTTTCATGAGATCTAGCACGACGGCGTTTCTTCTTTCGTGGTACTGGTAACAAACGGCTTCGAGTTCGGATTCTTCGATTACGTAGAGGTTTTTTGCGTCGCGCCATTGAGACATCTCATGTGCTACTCCCCGACTTCGGCTCCATCCCTCTAGCTTGACAACCCACAACTCCGAGCATCTACGCATGACGGCGGCGTCTTGGTCTTTCCAGAACTCGAAATCGCCCGGGATAGAGAAACGCTGAGAAATAGGATGCCAGAAAGCAATAGGAGAATAACAAGGTACAGAATTAAGGACGAGCGTCTTGGTGAGCTCACAGGCTTTTTCATAGCGAAGCTCCTGAATGGAAGGATCGGGATGGGAGTAAGGAACGGCGAGGTAAATCACGGATAGTCCCCTTTTATCTTGGTTAGATCAATTGTAACTAACCACTCAGGATCATTCTCGTTTTCCCAGGTGATTCCATTAGCGGCTACTTTCCACGAGCCATCTTTATAAACTACAACTTTCATTTCAACTCTCCAAGTCTCTTAACTGCAAGACCGTATGCGCTCTCGTCCATTTCGATCCCCGTAGCTTTAATTTTGAGCGCATGAGCCGCCGGGAAGATGGAACCTGAGCCACAGAAGGGGTCCAGAACCGTATCCCCCGGCCGCGCTGAACGATTGAGTAAGTCTTGGAGGAGGGCGACAGGTTTCTGTGCGGGGTGGCCGAGGTTCGGATCGGACGGGAACTGTACCAAGTCGGGCGCCAGCCTGAGAGTCGTCTTACCTCCTTTGACTGCGTATAGACAACACTGATATTTCCGTTGTGGTCCTTTGTCAGGCCAAGGGGCTCTAATCGCACCAGGGTTGTGCCAAATAATAGGCGTGCGGAAGGGCGCGAAAGTCGTGTACTCTTGCACCATCGATTTGAGCAAGCTGAAGTTATCGATGTCGCAGAATAGGTAGAGATGCGCTTGAGCTTTTGAAACTCTTTCTGAATGAGGAAGGAAGAATGAAATAAGTTGTTTCCAACTTTCAAATGAATCGTCGTAAAAGTGGGCTCCAGGCGTTTTTCCTCCAGAGTCATTGAACTCTTGTGCGTCGATTCCGTAGGGCGGATCTGAGAGTATGACATCGAAACTTCCTGGAGGGAATTTAGAAAGAGCTTCGAGACAGTCGCCTTTGAGAAGTTGGTGGTCGATGGAGGAAAAGGTTGCGCCGACTGCTAAGCCGAGCTCGGCGTTTTTTCTGTTTTCTTCTTTCCTTTTGATAACCTTGAGAGCCTCTTTTGCAGTAGAGGCCTTTTTGACGTCGGGATCGTTAAGATGTCTCGCAACGATGACGTCGGTTCTGGTGTTTTGGAAGGCTGTTGAGTCTGCGACATCTGGATGAGCCTCGGATGCAATTTGGGCTATAGTTGGTTCAGGTCCGCCACTCTTTTGGGCTTGCAGTCGACGAAGCTCGAATAGCTGAGACGTGGCCTCCGCGCGTTCTTGCCACGTGAGATCGACCCGGCGGATATTTTCTTCGAGCTCCGCTTCAAAGGCGTCGATGGGATCCATTTCAGCGAGATCGAGAGCCGCGATGGTACCTGGGGGTAATTCCGTGGGACCAACTCGAAGCTTCCCTCCAAGCTGATAATGGTCAGTCGCAGCCCGTAAACGTCGTTCGCCTGCAACAAGCTGTGGCTTTCCTTCAACCCGCCTGATGACGATTGGCTGTAACTGTCCGTTTCTGTCAAACGAATCAACGAGGTCTTGGATTGCTTGAGCATCGAATTCCTTTCTCTGGCGGTTGGGAGCGATGAGGATCTGATCGAGAGGAATGGCTTTGAAGGACAAATTTCACCTCGAAAAAAGAGGCGGAGTCAAGAGCACTCCGCCGAACGACTAGAGACTTTAGGCCTTCGCGATCGCGGCGACCTGCTCGGTCGGCTCGCCGTTGTTGAAGTCTGGGTTCACCTGGTGCTTGAGTTTGAAGCGAATCCTTCGCCCTTGCATAGCCAGGAATGAGAACTGATCACCGGGCTTATTCATGTCCAGTGCTTCGCGGTACATCCGCAACTTGCCGTTCTTCCCTGAGGCTGTGTCGATGGCGCCTTCGGGAGTCAAGTCAATCATGATCGAGTCGCGGAAGATCAACTTCCCATCGAAACTACCGAGCTGTTCTTTCTGCGCAGGAGTCAGTTCTTCCGACTTGACCTCGATCGTCAGGTCGCAGGCAACACCGCCGACCGAGGGGTCGTCCTTCTTGATCCACTTGCGCATCTTCGGCTCGCCGATTTCGCCGATGTAGTCCTGGCCGGCGGGGAGAAGATTGCGCTTGGTCATCGGAGTGTCGATAGTGGCGCTCAAAAGTGCATTTGGGTCGAAAATTGAATTCATATATTCCTCGTAATATTTGAGAACTAGTAATTTACGTTGGTATTGTGTTAAGTTGTCAGATTCGTCTTCTGGATCGTCAATGATTAGTAATTTAGCTGTTGAGTATACTCCGGTTGGTGGTATAAATGGCTTGAAGGGCATGTTATTCTGTGAGTGGGTCATCCCGTGGATTGTCACGGTCTTTGTCGTATTCTGGGACAAACGGCGGTGTACTTGGCGTTGGAGGTGGACGGCGGCCCAGTTTATCTTGAGTACCGACTGTGAGTCCTTGATCCACGGGGCTCTTTTCAAAGATCACCTCGAAGGCATCGTTATAGTTTTTCCATTTTACTTCCGTGAGCTGGAAACCCTTTACAGAAAGTATATTGCTTTCTGTAAGTATTTCAGCGACTTCTTCCGGATTTAAGTTCAGTTTCATTTGAGTCTTTACCTTTTAGAATTTACCGCCTCTGGACTTCCACTTTTCAACAATCTTGCCGAAGTCGGGCGGGATGCCTTCGGCTAAGGGTAGATTACGGGTCTTGAGATCCGCCTGGGGGTCGATGGTAGACCAAGAAAATTCCTTTCCGAGTCGCTTCGCGAGGATCACATCGGAGAACATGGGCGGGATCTTTCCAGCGAGTTTTTGTCCGAGTGTGCCAACTGTAATCTTAACCCCGCCAAGTACCTGGTCGATTTCTCGCTCGACATGAGACAAGAGTACGAAATGGCAGCGACAACCTTCTGTAAGTTGAAGTAATAGTTTTTCAACCTGGTCCATTGCAATACCCCAGTCAGGGAGGCTCTTGATAGGTTTACCTCCCACAACCAGTGACATTGCGGCTGCGTTAACCCCTGTAAGGGCGTCGAGGACCAGACAACGGTCAGTTCCCCATGAATCCACTGGTCCAAAGGACTTCCCGGTACGATCGTCAGGGAAGTCGGAGAGACACTTGATGAGCTTGATGAATCGGTTGTACTTGGCTTTGTGGACATCTTCGACCTTCGTGAGGGCTGAAGTGGTTAAGATGGAAATTTGCTGTGCACCGGCGAGCATGGCAGCAAAACCTGAATCGGCGGCGGCAATCTCGTGCCAATGAAGATTGTCGGGGATAGACTTGCTCCGGTCACTCCAGTAGCCGAGCAAGCTTTCTCGACCTCTTTCAAGCCCGATATAATAAGTGTCAAGTCCGCTATCGACAAGTGTACCGAGGGAGTAAGTTTTTCCAGTACCTGTCGGACCTTGGACAAGGACGTTAAATCCAGGTAGAGTACTGGGAGAAGATTGTACTGAGGCATTCATGCAAGTACCTTTAAGTGAATCATGAATTCGCGCTGGAGGAGTGGTTCGGGGAGGAATTCTAAGAGTGCCCATTCTACCCGTTGGGTGGCACAGCTGTCAAGCAAGGAACCGGGGACTCGGGCGTAGTGGGGCAAAATTCTGTGGTCGATAAGATTTCCACAGTTTCTACACCAGGCACCCTCAATTGAGAATCCTGTTTCAGGCTGCTGGGCGATAGCCCAAACTCTAAGGCATTTAGGGCATACCTTGGCGAACGAGTAGACTGTAAAGCCAGAGTCAGGAAACTTCTCAGGAACCGGGAAGTCATACTGGAGGTTTTCCAGTGGAAGAATGATCTTCATCAGGATACCTGCGGCGGTGAATAATTCCTGTGTAGATAGCAGAGATGAGAGATAAAAGAGTTAGAAACATCTCAGGGAGTCTCACGGGAGTTTAACTCCGTTGATAGTTATTGTGATGCTTCCAGGGACGCCGGGAGTTGATGCTGTAGCTTTTACTGTGATGAGGCCGGAGATGGTCTGGATGCTTTCAGTGCATCCGGCCGACTCGCAGTGCCAAGCGCTGATGGCGTAGTAATAGTTTCCTGGCGGAACGTTCTTGTCGGTGTAGGCTAGAGTAGTCTTTGTGATGGGATTGTCTGAACCGCCGGCGATCTTCAGAGTGAGAGGAAGCGTCGGGCCTCGAAAGAGATTGAACCCGTCGTAAGAGGCAGGAGTTGAGCCGTCGGTGTTGGCTGAGGGAGGAGTCCAGTTGATGATGATGTCGGTTGCTTGGGCTTGGGCTGAAAGGCTGAAGGTTAAAGCAATTAAAATCTTTTTCACAGTTTCGTCTCCGTTCTCAAGAGAGGATTCCAGTAGCGCTGTTCAAAGCCGGTTTCCAGCCAGGCAGTCGGGTCCTGAGAAGCGCAGACGTTGACAAAGGAACAACCGCCGTACTCTGAACAAGCATGGTCGAAGTTGTGCTTCCAGACCTGAGTC